TGCCTGCATAAGCTGCTACACCTATGAGGAAATGAAAGACAACGAGTTGATATGGTCCGCCATTGTATAGCCACTCGTCCAGTGTGCCAGCTTCCCATATAGGATAAAAATGTAGTCCGATTGCGTTAGAGGAGGGGACGATAGCTCCTGATATAATATTGTTTCCGTATAATAACGAGCCGGAAACAGGCTCACGTATGCCGTCTATGTCCACAGGCGGTGCTGCGATGAAGGCTAGTATAAAACAAGTTGTTGCTGTTAATAAGCAGGGTATCATAAGTACACCGAACCAACCGACGTATAGTCTGTTGTCTGTGCTTGTAACCCACTGACAAAACTTTTCCCAGTTGCTAGTTTGGCTTTCTCTTGTTACTGAGATTGCTGCCATTTAGAATACACCGGGAATGATTTGACCTGTTGTTGCGTAGGCTCCTACAGCTGCTACGAATCCAAGCATTGCTGCCCAGCCATTAAATCTTTCTGCTTCTTTATTCATTAGTTTTTTGTGTGGTAATAATTGTATGGGTGGTTCGTTTGGGTAGATGTTTTTCTTACCGTATTCGGTGGTAATCATTTTTTCTTTTTCTTTTTAGGAAAGCCTGCTTTCATATTAGCATAAGCTTTCGGAGTGATCGTAGATTTCTTTTTGCTACGGCTGATGCCTAGCTTTTTTCTACGATTGATGTTTGCGTATAATCCTCGTTTAGCCATTACTTACCTTCCAGCATTTGCTTATATCTCTTTCTAAAATCAGCTGGCATATCACCATAGCCGAAATTATCTGGAGTCCTCATGTCTTTCTTTTTCTTTTCTTTTCTTTGAGAGATGGAGTTAGTTACTGATCCATCTTCATCATATGTGTAAGCCATGTTAACATTTCCATTTACGTAGGGCAAGAGCCTTACGTGTAGGCTTGCCGTTGGGTTTTTTCATTGGTCCTTTGACTCCTTTCATGCGTGCACAAAACGAGCGTTTGCGCGGACCACCTCCGGGCTGAGGAGCCTTGAGGTTAGAGCCGGTAGCTGCGTTGTACTTCCTTCTACCGGCTGCTGTTAGTCCTCCTGTTCTGGACTTGTGTTTGCCCATCTTGAGGCTGACATTCTTAGACATTATGCAGCACCTATTTTTAATTTCTTTCTGTTCTTAGCTAGAGGTACAGGTAGTCCATGTACATCAGGGTTGTAGTCTCCAGCATCGTAGAACTTACCGCCCTGTTGCATGTAGCCTTTACCTTGACCATCTAGAAAGAAACCTTTTTCAGTTACATAATTCATAATAGATGAGTCAGCCTGACCGTCAGCCAAGCTGGCTATCATTAGTGAAGATTTGTTTGGTGTTGAAACTCTCTTTAGATACGGACGAAGATAGGTGGGTACAGCATCCTCAGAAGGTAGTGCTTTACTACCCTCCAAGCCATTCTGCTTTCTCCAATTCTCTACAAAGATACGAGCTTCGTTGAGATAGTCTGTTGCCATTACTTTTTCTTTTTATTTTTCATGATTGCAGCCGCAACTTTTGGTCGTTTTTTTGCGAGTGCGGCTAGTCCCTTTGACACTTTCTTAGTGCCTTTCTTAGGCGGTCTACCTTTCTTACTTCCGTATGTTCCTTTACCGGCTGGCATAATTAAAACTCCAAGTTGTTTGATCTTTCTAGTTTAGCGATGATGTCTTGCCTGTAGGCAGGGTCTCTATCATACCTCTTGTCACTCATTGCTTGGACAAGCTCTGCTTGACTTCTAAATATATCCTGTGATGTTTGTGGTGCTTTACCTGTATACATCTTGCCCTCGTATCCGTTTGCATTTTCATACTGTGCTTTCAATCCATTGACTGCAAGCTGTACCGATCCGATGTCGCCATTGCTGATAATGTTATCAAACGCTTGTACGTACTCCGCATCTAAGTTCTGCCCTGCCCACGCAATCATATTTGAATAAGCTTCGTCTCCTCCTACAGAAGATTTTATCTGATCTATTTGTGAGTCAGATATATCACTAGCTGTAGGTGGGGCTGCCTGCCAGTCAGGACTGTTAGTTACTTCTATGTAAGCATTAAGTAACTCTTCGCTTGACATACCTTTGAACTTCTCCATAGTCTCAGGAGATAACTTACCATCATTAGAATAGTATTCATCGGATGCTTCAGTAATGAGTGAAGCTGTTTCAGACAGAGTTGTTTCTTCAGTCTCTGGTTCAGACTCAGTTTCTTCAGTCTCTGTCTCTGTCTCTCCTAGCTTTGCTTCTAGTTCTTTGTATGCTTTCTCTAGTTCCGCTGCATCTTTATATTTACCAGCGAGTAACTGCTCTTGTTGTTCGGCTAGCTCCTCTCCAACTTTCAGTGAGTCTGCCTCGTCTGGTGTGAGTTCGCTGCCTAATGTTTCTGTAGGTACTGATGTATCTACTGTAAATGTTTGTTCTTCTGCTGCCATTTATACTTGTGGATCCTCCTGTGGTGGTTCGGGTATGTCTCCGCCAGATAGATTCTGTATAGCTGCTGATGCTTGCTCCGCTAACTCTGGATTCTTTTGTGGGTCCATGAGTGGTGTGCCTGCAAGCTGTCCTGTTTGATCGACGAGTGACTGCTGTGCCTGCATCTGCATCTTTCTTTGCTTTAGCTCTTCTAGCTCTTCTGGAGATCTAATTAAGTTAAGTACATCTATACCCTGTGCTGCTGCTAGTCTTGTGATAGCTTCTGCGGGGTTAACAAACTTGACGAGAGCGTCTGGTCCTAGTGTCTGTGCTATTGTAGCCATGAATCTAGTTAAGCTTTCGTTGTCTTGTCCTCTACCTAACGAATTTATACCAGCTACAATCTTAGGTCTAACGACATCTTTAGGTAGCTTAGGTATCTGATTGCTACGCTGTAATATCAGCATAGTTCTGTTGAGGTAGGGTACTAAAAACTCTACCGTTAATAAGCTGAACAGTCCGCCAAGGGATTGCTCTAGCTCTAGCTGTGTAAGGCGTACCTCTTCAGCTGTAACTCTCTCTGCATTTCTTACATTCATAACTAAGAAAGCTTCGAGTATTCTTTTTTCTATTGACTGTGCCATCTGTGCGGCTGTAGAAAAGTCAGCAGTCTTACCTACCTGTACTACTCCTACGTCTTCTGGTCTACCCTGTATGATAGCTCCGTTACCAGCCTTTGATAAAGTCTGTGGCTTGGTTGTAGCTGATGGTGATACAAGAAAGACAACCTTACTTGCAACACTAGCTCCCTCTACTAAAGCTTGGGATAATCCATTGAGACTACGTAGGTCACCAATGAACTCCTCTACTCTACCACGTCCATAGTCTTCACCATCGACTGTATTGAATCGAAGAACCAACCACGGAGAAGCGTTCTTGGGTGCGGTGCTACGGCTATCTGGAAGGATCATATCGTCCACTTCCTGATGCCAGACCCAGCGACCACTGCCTTCATCCATCTTGACACAGGTGTACACCTCAGCGTCGTCTTCGTATGGTCCTAATCCTTCATCGTTCGGACCTGCATTTTGGTCAGGCTTTTCTATGCCTAATACTTTTCTATTGATTATTTCTTTAGTAACAATCTCTATGACATTACCGTTACCATCTCTGTTAACTACATATCTCTGCAATGGAAAGTGTTTCAATCCATCTTTGCCCATAAATATAAGAGCATTACCAGATACAATTAGATGCTTCAATGCTTGGTGCACTACAACTCTATCGTTAGACGCAGCTATGAAATCCATTATCAATCTCTCTATCTTGGAGAAAGATAAGTCTAACTCTGTGCGTATCTGTGGGTCAAGTGTTTGTCCAAGCTTGTCATCACGTACTTGTAGCTTGAAGAAGCTAGTCTGTGGTGGTAGTGTAGCAAGCATAAGTTTAGCTGCCAGAGTGACTACAGCCTTAGCTCCTACTGAGTGCCAAGGTTGCTGTAAGATTCTTTTGCCTTTATTGTTGTCATCTCTGGTAACCAGATAAGGTAAGGTAAGTTCAGAACACTCTACAGCCATGTCAAGAAACTGAGTTCTTCCAGATTGTAGCTTGTCATATCTTTCCCTAGCCTTATACATTCATGCCTCCTGATCCTGTACCCGCTGTAGTTCCGGGGTTGAGGTTAATTTTTAGAGCATCAGTTCCTGTCTTCTGAGCTGTTCCTCTTGGTGCAGTCTTTGCTGTTGTTCCATACTCTACGCCTGCGACTTCATCAGGATCTACCAATTCTTTCTTGCTAGGTAGTCTAGATTCTTGTACTAGGTCAGGCTGCCTTGGCTGTATAGGAGCCGGGGTAGGCATTGGTGTAGGGTTTGATCTAAATAGACACATTGTCTTCGTTTAAAATTTCTTTTATATATTGTACCACTTCCCATTGTCCGGAGCGATACATGATGGAGGCTAAGTCCTCCTTGGGGTGGACAGGACGCCAAGCAAACTTGGCTTCTAAGTCCTCAACCAATTTTTCTAGTTTCTCTGAATGGAAACTAAGCGTATTGAGGGAGGTTGGTGTTTGCATGTTCAAAAAATGCGGGCATGCGGGCGGCTTTTGTGTCAGAAAACTGTGGGGCTTTACCCTGATACATTAACTGATCGCTCGCATCCGCCCAAAATTTTTTCGACAAATATTTATCAGTATTGTTTTCTGCTAGGGGTTGTAGTACCCATTGTATAGTTGCCTT